CGAGGTGCAGCACGGCGAGCCGATCGTCGAGGCTGTCGACGTCGCACCGGACCCGCACCGTCGCATCATCGTGCTCGCACCGACGAAGCAGGCCGGCCAGGAGTACGCCGAGTCGCTGAGCATCGAGCCGGTCGCCATCGTCACACCGCGGAGCCCGTACGGTGCTCGGGGCGTGGTCGCCGATGAGATCGTCGAGGCTGAAGGCCTGACCGCCGAGGAACGCGACGCGCTGACCGTCGAGGTTGCCCCGGCGCTCGCGACAAGCGGAGCCGAGTGATGCCGAGCGGTATCAACGGAAAGTGCGACCAGCCCTGCAGCCCGGGTCGACCGCACCAGCTCGACTGCCGGAACTACATCGAGGTCGACCTTCCATGCCCGGTGTGCAACGCGGACTGCGGCCGCCACGAGCCGGGATGCATCCTCGCCCGCCGCTGATCTGAGCGACCGCAAAGCCGCCGCCAGAAAATCCAGAGTCGCCCGGTCACTGCCCACCTCCCGCGCGGTCCTGGCGGCTCTCTCCGCGGGTGAATTGACGATGTGGGGGAATTGGCAGGGGGTGGGGCGAATGGGACGGCCCAAGGCCCCGTGCGGCACCGACGCGGCATACCGCCGACACCTGCGAAACGGTGAGCCGGTGGACGACGCCTGCCGCCAAGCTCACACGGACGCGCAGCGAGCCCGACGCCGATCCCCGGCCGCCCAGCCCGACACCGTCGACGCCCCTGCATTCACCCGCGACGACGCCAACGCTGACGAGCTCGACGGCGACGACATGAAGCTCATCGTCAACACTCTCCGGACCGCATTCAAGACGGTCGCCGAGAAGGACCCGACCAAGCTCGCACCGATCGCACGCGAGTTCCGCACCGCGGTGGTCGAGGCATCCCGCGCCGGGGACGCGCCGAAGGAGCTGAGCCTTGCCGACCAACTCGCCGCAGCCCGAGCTGCTCGGGCTGCAAGAGCCGCGGGTAAGGGCGCTACCGCTTAGCCGCGTAGACACGCTCGTCGACGACGTCCTCGACATCTGCGACCTCGCGAACATCGAGTGCGACCCGTGGCAGGAAGGCGGCCTCGAGGCGATCGCATCGATCGACGCTGAGGGACAGTGGGCCGCGACCGAGTTCGGGATCCTCGTCTCGCGCCAGCAGGGCAAGGGCAACATCCTTCTGCCGTATGAGCTCGCCCACCTCTATCTGTGGCCGCGTGAGGACGGTGCGCCGAAGCTCATCGGCCACACCGCCCACGAGGGCGCGACCGCCCGCGAGGCATTTCGCCGCGCACGCCGGATTATCCTCGCCTCGCCGATTCTGCGCGCCGAGCTCGTCGGCGGGGGGAAGCAGACCGCGCAGGGCGTGACCGGGATTTCCACGGGCAACGGCAACTGGGCGATCGAGCTGAAGAACGGCAACCGCCTGGTTTTCTTCACCCGCACCGGGTCTGCCGGCGTCGGCGTCTCCTTCGACGTCCTCATCGTCGATGAGGCTCAGCACTCGCCGCTCACCATCCTCGAGGCGCTGCTGCCCGCGACGGATGCGAGCCCGAACAAGCAGGTGCTGTTCACCGGCACGGTTCCGAAGGAAGATCAGGACGGCGAGTACTTCGAGGGACTTCGCGACCGCGGTCGCAAGGGTGGCTTCGAGCGCACCGGATGGATCGAGCACACGCCGGTCGGATCCGACGACCCCGACACGGCAGCGAAGATCGACCTCGGTGATCCGCAGACGTGGCGTGAAGGTAACCCCGGCCTCGGCATCCGCCTCGCGTGGAAGACGGTGCAGGACGACTGGGACCGCATGGGCCAGACCAACCCGGAGGCGTTCGCCCGGCAGCGCTGCTCGATCTGGCCGAGCCGGCGCCCCGAGGTCGAGGCGCAGCTCTCCGACCTCGATCTCGAGGTGTGGAAACGGCACGCGGACCCCGGCGCGGCAGTCGCCGGCGACGGGGTCGTGCTCTCGCTCGCTCTCGGTCGCGGTGGCGGGTACGGCACCATCGGCGCGGCCGTCCGGGTCGACTCCGAGCACATCGCTGTCGAGCACATCTGGACCGAAGCGGGCACGCGCTGGATCGCCCCGAAGCTCAAGGAGCTGAAGGCCGCCTACGGCAACGCGCTCTTGGTTCTCGATTCGAAGAACGCGGCCGCTGTCATCGGCGCGCTCGACGCCGCCGGGATCAAGTACCTCGCCATGAACCTCGACGAGATCGCCGCGGCGCACACCCTGTTCATCGAGCACGTGAACGCGGGCCTCGTCCCGCACCGTCCGCAGGACGAGGTCACCGAGTCGCTGCGTCTGGCGACGACGCGGAACATCGGCCGTGCCGGTGTGACGTGGGAGCAGTCCAACCCGACCAAGCCGGTGAGCCAGGCGCAGGCCGTCACCTGGGCGCTCTGGGGCGTGTTGAAGGCCGAAGCATCGCCGAAGAAGCGAACCCCGCCGCCTCCGAAGGCAGCGGTGCTCAAGCGCGACGTTGTCGCGCGAGACGAACTGGATCTCGCGACCGCGCGATTCTGACGAAGGAGGTCCCGCCTTGGCTGAGATCGGATACCAGGCGGACGGCGGCCTCCTCGGATGGGGGAAGCTCACCGCGGAGACGCACGAGGACAATCCGGATCTGCAGTGGCCGCAGTCGATCAACGTGTTCGATCGGATGCGCCGCGAGGATCCGCAGGTCAAGTCCGTGCTTCGCGCGGTGACGCTGCCCATCATGCGCACCGAGTGGGTCATCGACGGCACGGGGTGCCGCCCCGAAGTCGTCGCGCACATCGCCGCTGACCTCGGCCTGCCGATCAAGGGCGAAGCGTTCACCGCGCCGCTGCGCACGAAGGGGCGGTTCTCGTTCAAGGAGTTCCTGCGCCTGGCGCTGCTGATGCTCGTCTACGGGCACAGCTTCTTCGAGCAGGTCTACGATCAGTCATCCGGAGCGACCCATCTTGCGAAGCTCGCGTGGCGGCCGCCGCGGACGATCTCGGACATCGACGTCGCGAAGGATGGCGGGCTGGTCGCGATCAAGCAGCACGGCACCGGTGCCAAGTCCGAGGTGAGGATCCCGGTCGATCGTCTGGTGGCGTTCGTCAACGAGCGCGAGGGCGCGAACTGGGTCGGCGAGTCGCTGCTGCGTGCGGCGTACAAGATGTGGCTGCTGAAGGATCGGCTGCTGCGCATCCAAGCGCTCACCGCGGAGCGGAACGGCCTCGGCCTCCCGGTCTACGTCAGCGGACAGCCGCCCGAGGGCGGATCCTTCGAGGAGACGCTCGCGTGGCTCGATGAGCAGATCGCGAACGGGCTCGCCGTCGCGAAGGACGCACGCGCCGGCGAGAACGCCGGGGTGTCGCTGCCGTACGGCGCGAAGCTCGAGTTCGTCGGCGTGAACGGCAAGCTGCCTGACACCGACAAGCCGATCCGGTACTACGACGAGCAGATCGCTCGCGCCGTGCTCGCCCACTTCCTGAACCTCGGCACCGAGACCGGATCGTGGGCGCTCGGCTCGACGTTCGCGAACTTTTTCACCGACTCGCTCAACGCGGTCGCGCAGCAGCTCGCCGACGTGGTCAACCAGCACGTCATCGAGGACCTCGTCGACCACAACTGGGGTCCGACGGAACCCGCTCCCCGGCTCGTGCCGGCGGTGATCGGAGAGCAGCAGCAGATCACTGCGGAGGCGATCAAGGCGCTCATCGAGTCCGGGGCTGTGAAGCCCGATGCCGGGCTGCGCGCTTACGTGCGCGACAAGTTCGGCCTCCCGGTCGAAGAGCTTCTCGCCGACGGCCAGGACGGGCGCACCGACGCCGAGCGCGCCGCAGCGGCCGTACGCGCCGCGCAGCAGGGGTATCTCGCGACAGACAAGCCGCCCCTGCGGCAAGAGGAGGTCCGGGACCTCATTCGACGGGCTGGCGCTGACTGGCTCGAAGGTGACGGCCCGGACGTGACTCGCATGCCCGCCACCGAACCTGAGCAGCCCGAGGAGGCCGCATGAACCCGTTCCGACCCGCTGGGCGCGCGAGCATCGAGCGCACCCCGATCCGCGCCGAGCTGCCGTCGGCGAAGACCAGCGGCACAACCGCGACGCTTCGCCTGTACGACCCGATCGACAGCTGGGGGGAATGGTGGGGCATCTCCGCAAAGGAGTTCACCCGCGTCCTCGACGAGCTGCCCGACGACATCACCGAGATCCGCCTGCTGATCAACTCGCCCGGCGGCGAGGTGTTCGAGGGCATCGCGATCATGAACGCGCTGCGCTCGCACCCCGCGAAGGTCACGGCGGTCGTGGAGGGCATCGCCGCGTCGTCGGCATCGTTCATCGCGGCCTCCGCAGACGAGCTCGTGATGATGCAGAACAGCCAGCTCTACATCCACAACGCCTGGGCGGTCGTGATCGGCGACGCCGCGGATCTCCGCGACGTCGCAGACGAACTCGAGACGTCGTTCGATCGGAACATCGCCTCGGTGTACGCGGCGAAGTCCGGCGACTCCGTCGAGCACTGGCTCGCCGAGATGGACAAGGACCGCTTCCTGACGGCCGAGGAGGCGATCGCCGAGAAGCTCGCCGACCGCATCGAAGGCGTCGGCGACGCCGAGGCCGCGAAGGCGAAGTTCGACCTGTCGGTGTTCGCGCGGAAGGACGGCCGCCGGGCCGCCGCGCGAGCCGACCTCAAGACCCCGGACTCGACCGAGCCGGGTACCCCCAACCAGAAGGAGGAGCTCATCGTGAGCGACACCATCAAGGCTGGCCTTCGCGAGCGGCTCGGCGTGACCGATGCCGAAGCCTCGGACGAGACGCTGCTCGAAGCTCTCGACGAGGTCCTCGCCGAGCGGGCCGACACCCCCGCGGCCCCCGCCGCCGCCCTTCCCGAGGGCTTCACCGCGATCGACAAGACGGTGCTCGCCGACCTGCAGGCGAAGGCCGACCGCGGCGCGCAGGCACACGCCGAGCAGGAGCGCACGCGCCGCGACGGCATCGTCGCGACCGCCATGCGGGAAGGCCGCATCGCCGCCACGTCGCGTGACGCGATCCGTGCCCAGCTCGACAAGGACGAGGCCGGCACGGTCGCGTTCCTGGCGACGCTGCCGAAGAACACCGTGCCCGTCGAGGAGATCGGTCACTCCGACACCCTCACCAGCGCCGACGACGCGATCTACGGCTCGGTGTACGGCTCGACCGAGAAGGAGGCCTGATCATGGCCAAGAGCTACCTGCCCCTGTTCCGCCCGGGTGACACTGTCACCTTCAACGTCACGACCGCCGTCACCGCGGGTCAGCCCGTCGAGGTCGGCACCGCCGACATGTCGGTCGCACCCGCCGCCGCGGCATCCGCGAAGTACGTCGGCGTCGCCGGTCACGACGCGGCCGTCGGCGACAAGCTGACCGTCGAGATCGGCAAGCCCATCCACGAGCTGAAGGCGGCGGGTGCCATCACCCGCGGCCAGAAGCTCGAGACCGCCGCCGCTGGCGCCGTCCGTACGGTCAGCACTGGTGATGCGGTCTTCCTCGCCCTGACGTCCGCCGCGGACGGCGCGCCCGTGCGCGCCATCCAGCTCTGAGAAAGGAGAGCACGATGCAGACTTACCCGCTGACGTCCAGCCAGCAGGCCAACACCACGGCTGCGGATGTGATCGCGTTCCTGAAGTCCCCCACGCTCGTCGCTCGACGATTCGCGGAGATCCTTCAGGCGCAGCAGTTCCTCGGCCTGTACCTGCTCCAGGGTCGGTACACCATCACCGGCGGCGCCATCGGCGTGCCGATCAACGAGGTCATCCGCGCCCAGCGCGGCGCCGAGATCGTCGCTCCCGGTGCTGAGTACAAGCTCACGCCGATGTCGGCCGAGGAGTACGAGTTCTACTCGGCCGCCAAGGACGGCCTCGCCACGGAGATCACCGACGAGCAGGTCGGCCGACTCCTGCGCCAGCCGGTCGACGAGGCGTTCGCCTTCCTGCAGACCGAGCTCGTGTTCTCGGCGAACGAGGCAGCGCTCGGCGCTGTCGCGTCGTCGATCACGAACACGCTCGCGGCCGGCGCGGCGTGGACCACGGGCAAGCAGATCTACAAGGACGCCCTGCGGGTGAAGGCGGCCGTGCGCCGTCAGAAGCTCGGCTTCGACGTCGACGTGGTCGTGCTGCCGTCCGAGCAGTACGCCGAGGTCATCCCGGAGCTGCTCGAGATCCTGCCCAAGGACGACCGGCAGGCGCTCACCGACACCTTCCCCACCGTGGGCGGGCTGACGTGGGTCTCCGACGACGGCGACGACATCACCGACCCGCTGTTCGTCGACCGCCGCCGTCTCGGTGGCATCGCCCGCGAGCAGATCCCCTCGCCGGAGTACCGCGCGATCGGCGGCGACACCGGTGTGGAGATCGCCTCCATCCGCGAGCCGAAGGCGGACAAGACCCGCCTTCAGGCGCGCAACGTCCACGTGCCGATCGTGACGAACCCGCTCGCCGGGTTCTACCTGACCGGAACGGAGGCCCCGTGATGAGCACCCAGCACATCGTGGCGGCAGCCGCCGCAAAGGTCTCCATCGGCGCAACGGGCGGCAACCGCGTCGCGGTCATCCTGCGACGCGGCGACATCCTCCCCGTCGGCGTCGCCGACGAGCAGCTCGAGCGGCTCATCGACCGCGGTCTCATCGAGGCCGTCGAGGTCGAGGACGCCGCCGAGCCCGACGAGGCCGAGGACGTCGACGAGGGCCTCTACAAGGGCGTCAAGGTCCCCGACCTGAAGGCCGAGATCGAGAAGCGCAACAGCGACCGCGAGGACGACGCGAAGATCGTCCCCGCCGAGCCGGGCAACCGCCCGCAGATCGTCGCCGCGCTCATCGCGGACGACAACAAGCAGTAAGAGACAGGGGGCGATGAAGTGATCACGCACGACAACGTCGGCGCCGATGAGGACCTCGCACGCGAGGTCCTCATCGTGGCTCGCGACATCGCCCCCTGCATCTCCTCGTTCGCCGACGACAGCGAGGAGCAGAAGGACGCCCTGGCCATCCTGAAGCGCGTCTACCGGGACATCGCTGCCCGCGGCTCCCGCTTCGTGAAGGGTCAGCGCATCGGCTCGGCATCCGTCGACTACGCCGACATCCAGTCCGCCTTCGACGGCCAGCCCCGCCGGGCGTTGCGCTCGCTGTGCGCGACACCGCCGGCCGCCAGCGGCCCGCGCGGATCGTTTCCGCTCGAGCGCCCCATCGCCCGAATCTGGCCGGAGCGGTACTGATGGACTTCCCGTACGGCCACACCGTCTACCGGCTGCGCGCCGGCATCGTCCGCGACCGCACCACGAACCGCGAAGTGCGCGGCGACTGGACCAACCCCGACGTCCTCCCCATCGAGGGGGCGTTCATCGCGCAGACCTCCACGTCGCTACTCGGGGACGCCACCCGCCAGCAGGCGGTCGAGGCGAAGTCGCTTTTCTGCGACGGCACATTGGACATCCAGAAGGGCGACCGCATCCGCGACGGCGGAGACGGCGCCCCGATCTACAACATCGACGGCATCCCGCCAGCGGCCGACACTAACCCGTTCACCGGGTGGGCGCCGCCACGGGAGATCCCCCTGACCCGCACGGTCGGCTGACCGGAAGGAGCGCTCATGGCCCGCAGCGGCGACACCGAAGTCGAGTTCAACCCGCGCTTCTTCGAGGAAGTCCTGCGGCAGCCGCGGGTGGAGCGCCTGGTCGACGCGGTCGCCGAGGATGCTCTCGCCAAGATGCAGGCCGACGCGCCCCGAGATACCGAGGAGTACGTCAACGGCCTGCACATCGAGCACCGTGAATCCCGGTACCGGCGCGTGGCGCGCGTCGTCGGCTCGGACGACAAGACGCTGCTCATCGAATCGAAGACCGGGAACATGGCCCGCGGACTCAAGCAGGCGAAGCGATGAGGGTGATGCCTCCGGAGCTGGTCACCTGGCTCATGCGTTACGTGTCGGATGCGGCCGCCGCCGACGGGTTCGACGTCGACGTCGTCGGCGCGGAACCCGAGGACCTCGCGCTCCCGATGCCGCGGCCGCTGATCGTGATCCGCATCGACCCCGGCTCGCGCCTGAACTGGACCACGTTCGACCGGTCGGTCGGGGCGGCCGTGCTCGGCGGGTCCAAAGCCGCCCCGACGCCGATCGTCGACCTCGCCCTGTGGCTGGCATCCGTGCTGTTCGACGACGAGCTCCCGCTCGCTGCGGACAGCCCCATCGCCCGGGTCGACTTCGACGGATGCAACGGACCCTACGCGGTCCCCGAAGAACTCGACGTCGCGCGCCAGTACATGACCGCGCAGTACGTCGTGGCCGGCTCCTGGTGAGCCACCACCCGACCCACCCGCGGACGCGTCGGCAGTCGACGTGACCGTTCCCACCCACCGGCTCCGCACGCGCGGGGCCTTCTTCATGTGAAGGAGAACACCCATGACTGCCGATTCCCAGGGCAACGACCTCGAGGCCGTTGGCGTACCGATCACCGGTATGGCCGCGTACGCGCCGGTCGCGCCCGCCAACGTCATCGAGAAGGCCGACCTCGGCGCGAGCCCGCTCGTGCTCCCGGTGGCCGCGAAGCGCCTCGGCCTGTACAAGGTCGACGGCGGCCCGGCCGATTCGCGCGAGACCGGCGACGCGATCGAGTTCTTCCAGAAGGGCTACACGCTCGCGGGGGAGGGCACCCGCGCGGTCACGATCAACCTCGCCGAGCAGAACGTCCACGTCAAGGCGCTCACGGAGGGCATGGAGCCCGACGAGAACGGCGTGATCGAGGTGTCTTCGTCCCTGCCGGACAACCGCTTCATCCTCTACGTCGTCACGCGGTACCGCGGCGGCAAGGAGAAGCGCCGGGAAGGCGTCGCCGCCATCACGGCCGTCGAGCCGGACCAGCAGACCCGCGGCGAGGTCGAGGGTTCCGCGGTGACGTTCACCTGGCAGGAGGACCCGCTGTTCAACGACGCCCCGTTCTGGGAGTGGGGTCCGGCGGTGCCGGGCGCCGCGCCCGCCCCGGACCCCGCCGGGTAGCAAGCCGGCGGGCCGGGGTG